CGCTGGAGCGTACAAGCAAGGCTACAGGGGGGTAGCCCTGTGGCGTACAAAGGCGCAGATGCGCTTGCCGGACGATGGGCAGAAGAACGGGGCATTCAGCAAGTAAAGATACCAGCCAATTGGTCGGGTAAGGATACTGCTGCAGGGATGCTACGAAACAAGTTCATGCTGGAATTCGCAGAACCACACCTGTGCGTCGGGTTTCCTGGCGGCGTGGGAACCAACGCGATGATGTACCTCGCGTTCAAATCAAAAGTACCCGTCATTGACACAGATGACGTAACGCATCCGTAGCTCAACTGGATAGAGCACTTGATTACGAATCAAGAGGTTGTGGGTTCGAATCCTACCGGATGCACCAATAATGGAGACTGAACATGCTTTTTGTAACATGGATTGCCGCAAACACTGCCACAGTATGGGCGTGGGGCAAATGGACAGACAATCGCAACGAAGATCCCGTCAGAGATTCATTTCTGGGCCTTGCTGCGATGATTGTCTTGAACCTAGTATTTTTAGGTATTTGGATTTTCTGACTTTTACGTGCTTGACATGCGCGTAGGGTAGAGGTAGGTTGAGTACATTGAATACGGCGATGTAGCTCAACGGTTAGAGCAGGGGCCTCTAAAACCCTTGGTTGTGGGTTCAAATCCCACCAACGCCACCAAGACAACAGAAGGAGACAAGCCATGAAGAGCTAGATCAGACCGCCACCCTGATCCTTAGATGAATTCACTTAATACGAAAGCAATCTAAGGAGACATAAAATGTCACATGAACTAAAGATCAAAGCAAAATCCCTCGCAGCCGAATCACAGATGATCCGTCAAGAGGAACTGAAACTCAAGCGCAGCGCACAGTGGAACCGAGAGCACCAGAACACCGTAGAAGCGGAAGAGTTCAACAGTATTCGACAGTCACTATACGAACATCGAACTTGGGACGTACGCCGCGAATCACGCGCAACAAACATCGCCCGTGCATACATCACTGGTAAGCCGTATCACACAGTAGAACAAACCACACGCGCCAACGCGATGGAAATGGGATACATGCAGGGTCGCGTACAGAAGTTGGTCAAGAAGTACGGTGAAGGAGCATCTGGCGAAGAAATCGCTGCATGGCTTGCAGAATGAATTGGATCGCGGTCACAGACCGCTTTCCACCCCACGGTGAAGTGGTTCTGGCTTGGTCCTCATGGGACGAGGCCACCGCCATCTACATGGACGGAACATGGTATCGTGCCGAAGAAGGTATGGTGATGCGTCGCGAAGTTTACAAACGATGCAGAATGGGATGTTGCGGCGAGTGGGAGAACGAAGACGTGGAAGTATGGCAAACACCGACACACTGGTGTGAAATTGTACCTCCGGACATAGAATAAGATTGCGGGTGTAGCTCAGTGGTAGAGCTTCTGATTTCCAATCAGAATGTCGTGAGTTCGAATCTCATCACCCGCTCCAAAAAGTAGCACGGGGAATCCTCTGACACGAAGATTGGTTTAACCAACTGGATCTGATGACTGTCATGAACCCGTGGGCTTGCGCAGTATGGTGTGGTGCCGAACTACGTCCTAGGAAGCCGCTGGTTATCTAATAGGTGCCAGTATAGGGAGACACGCTGATGAGGCATTTGGCACAGCTACGGCGCTGCCGTAGTCTCCCGTATGCGGGTGTAGCATAAAGGTAATGCACTTGGTTGCCAATCAAGATAAGAGGGATCGTTACCCTTCACCCGCTCCATTAATTCTTGTCCCGTAGCTCAGTGGTAGAGCATCCGCCCGATAAGCGGGGTGTCGCTGGTTCGATCCCAGTCGGGACAACCAAATATATTCCTTGACATTATAGAAATAAAAATGCATCACTCCAGCATCTTAAATCAAATGGAGGAATATACCATGTCAGCAATCAAAGACGCAGTTACCACAGTGAAAGAGAAAGAAGCCGAGCTTCTGAAAATTCTCAGCGAGGCGGTCAGTCCGGTACTCGATGCCATCGCCGCTACAGGCGAAGCCGATATGATTTACATCTATGGCTACACGCCCGGTTTCAACGACGGAGATCCGTGTGAACACGGGGCAACTGTTCTGGTGAATCTCGAAGAAGTGTTCTACGAAGAAAAAACCGAAGAATACTTCCTAAAAAACGAATTCGGTATGGAATCGGAAGAAATTGCAGAACTTCTTGAAGGACTGGACAACATTCCGTACGTTTCCCGATATTCTGACGGTGTTACCGACGAAGACATCGCCGAGCATGCCGCAAAGAAGAAAGTGTTTCACGACGCCCTTTCAAAAGAAATCGGAATTCGTTGGGACAAACCTACCGACGCGGACATCACAACAGCCATCGAAACGATTGTAGTTCCAGCACTCGACCGAGAATTCGGCACCAACTATCAAGTACTGTATCGCCTGAAAGATGGCAAGTTCGTGCGTACCCACAGCGAATACGAGTGCGGCTGGTAATGCCAGTCCTCGCATTCAACTCGGAGGCTCCCGCTTACGCGGGGGTCATCCTACCAGAGCATATTCACTTCCATAAGGAAGACTGGAAGTATGCGGACATAGAATACTTGTTCCCGCGCTTACCAAGCACACTACAACATGTCGTGGAGCAAGCACCTTTGAAAGGCGGGTACAAACGGACGCTACTAGATATCAAAGTGCAGCTATTGGTGCCTGAGAAAACCTCATGCATTCCTGGTTGGCATCTCGATGGGCCAGAAAATCCATTACACGATTCTCAACCGGAGGTGCATCACCTATTCGTTCGAGGTGGGGGACCCACAGAATTTATCGACCAAGAACTTACGCTACAAGTCCAGCCGGACATGAACCAGCGTGAGCTGGTTGCACAAATACCAGACGAGGTTTCGATCAAACCGATAGGTCTAAACGCTTTTCACAGTTTCACGCGTTTCGATTTTCATAGAGGCGTAAATGTAGCAAAGCCATTGACACGACTTTTGATCCGTGTTACTGAAACAGATACAATATTAGCCCGTAACAAGCCTTTCACACAGGCAGTAGGAGGACGCAATGGAGTTAAATTTTAAAGATGATGCGGAGTTTGTAAGTTCTGGCGAAACACACTATGACTTGTTCGACAGTGGCTACATCAGTCCTAGCAAACTCCTCGAACCAGAAGACGCCGAACGCGTCAACAGCGCAGTGGCGTTGATACATCAATTTCTAGAAGAAGCCAGAGACAATGGCTTGTTGGAGGTATTCTGATGCATTTCTGTGATAATTGGGTTATTATAAAAATCAACGGAGACGATCCACACTATCGCGTTTTGACTGGAACATCTGGGGGGTTCGGGACGGGAGATAGCTGGCGCATGAACAGTGGAATTACCGCTGTTCGAGAAGATGCTGACTATTTTTACTTCGCTGGATCATCCGGATCCGAGTATGAGTGCCACAAAGATTCTTATTGCCTACGAATGAACAACGCCCATATCTGGACACAGATGCAGAAAAAGAACAAAGAGAAGGGTGAAGAAATTTACGAAATGATGCCCGAAGACGTCGACTGGACAGCAGTAGACTGGTTAATAACATGAAACACGGTTTATAAAAAATCCAGTTATACCGAGATTGGTTAATTACAAGAAGGATCATCCAAATATGCCGATGTTTAGAAAAACCCGTTGAAATTGAGGCCGTTCAGCTGACGGCAGACACGGTGCGCGAAGCCTACTAATTTATGCACGGTAGACAGGATATATCAGGACTGACCGCTGAATATTGGTATTACTACTGCGTTTCCGTTTGCGATACGGGAATGAATGTCACGACCCTAGAAGATGGCCCAGACGCGCGCCAAGCATGTGGCTTCAATTGGAGATTGGATCATTAAAGGGATCAAGGGAGAGTTCTACCCTTGTAAGCCTGATATTTTCGAAGCCACGTACGAACCCTGTAAATAAAAACGTTTAACACTATCATGCCCTCACGATGTAATAGGAATAGCATACCGGACTTAAAATCGGGGTTTTGTGGGTTCGAGTCCCACTGGGGGGTACCAAACACTTGACATGTACATATTATGCAATTAGTGATGTATACAGAATTTAAAAGGAGAACCAGCATGGTAAAACGCGCCGTTCAGTATATTCGGAATAAGTTAACAACTATCGGGGAACACATCCGCCGAAACAAAGCTGAATTGATTCGTGGATCAGTTCTTGATCCAATTAATCACCCATCGTATTCTACAGACAAAATGCTGCAAGTCTACCGCGCGGCTAATCACCGAGACCGTACAATAAAGACTGCAAACGGTAGATACGAAAACGCGGTAAACATTTAGTACGGACGGCCATCTGGACAGGCGAACCAGTCCCGTTTCGAAAGCGGTGAGTACTTGTTAATAGCAAGTATGGGGATCGAGACCTCGGCCTTCCGCCAAAAATAACGCTTCGGTAGCTTAACGGTAAAGCTCCTCGCTCATAACGGGTGTTCGAAAGAACTATGTAGGTTCGAATCCTACCCGAAGCACCACGGATAATCAACTGGACAGGCGCGCCAGACCCGCTTTGAAAGCGGTGTGCACGGGTTAACAGCTCGTGCGGGGATCGAGACCTCGATTATCTACCAATTAGCCCTTGCACAATCACGCGTGATGTGCTTAAATGGGCACAACATTGCGGAGTAGCCAAGTGGTAAGGCGTCGGGTTTTGATCTCGATATGCGTAGGTTCGAATCCTACCTCCGCAGCCAGAACACCGATATTTTGGTAAACTAAGGTCACTGCAGGGGTGAAGCTCAATAGGAAGTAGCGTCGGATTCCAAACCCGAAGGCTGTCGGTTCGACTCCGACTACCCTTGCCAAATTTAAGGAGACACGACATGTCGACCAAGAAAGACAATAAACGCCACGTCGTTCGTCGCGTCCGCCGCGCCTTGAACCTTGCTGAAACACCTATTATGTCTGTGGGAAATATTCTTATCCGTAGTGGGCATGGAAAAGGCGCAGGACTAAAACAGGTCGACGCTCGTGATAGAATCGACATTTACGATTATAGAAATTTGTTTTATTTCGAAGATCTCACTTGTGATGAATGCGATTGCTACAACTGCATGCACGTAGTGGATGCTACAGCGGGCAATGGGTGGTCTTTTGAATCAGAAAATGACAACAACCCTAAATTAGGTGAATTAATCGCCGTGTAACAGATTAACGCGCATCAAGTGGATGGTGAAGCAGACAGGCGTGCTGCACCTGCTTGGAAAGCAGTGTGTGCCTCGACAAACCGAGGTACGGGGATCAAGACCTCCGCCATCCGCCACGTATATCGAATAACAGTAAGCATCAAATTTAAACTTAGATGAATCTATTTTACATGTTTACATTACAGCCTCATCTCGTTATGAGTACTTTGTAACCCAAAAAAGGAGTGTGAATATGGCACCAATTTTATACATCTTAATGCGTACAGACCTTGCCTCCATGAATTCGGGCAAAGGGATGGCACAAGCCTGCCACGCCGCAAATCAGTTTGCGCACAAATACGCTGGGACGGATTTCCTAGAACAGTGGGAAGCCGAAACAGGAATGGGATTTGGAACTACAATTGTATTAGCCGTTGAAGATTGGTACGCACTAGCTTATTATACTTCTTATGCGGAAGATGTGGGTATACCAAGCGGGGTCACTCACGATCCGTCTTACCCGATTCGAGATGGAAAGGTAACGCACACAGTATCTTTAAGTACGTGTGGGTATATTTTCAGCGAAGACGGTCCTCTGGATATTCTGAGCAAACTAAATCTACACCCGTAATCACACCAAAAATGGTTAAAAATAAGGAAATACACCATGTTTAGCGATGAAAAATTGCAAGAGGTGATAACGTACTTAGCTCTGTGCGATGAAAAAACCAACGTATTTATTGGGTGTGACAGTAAACGCAGCCACGACAAGCAGGGTAACTGGACGGCAGCTTACACAAGCGTGGTCGTTATTCACCTGAAAAACGATAGCGGACGGGGATGTGGTGGCGTCGTCTTTTCTGATACCACGCATATGCCTGATTATGATCAGAAATTCAACAGACCGTTCATGCGTATGATGAATGAAGCATATAAAGCGACCGAATTGTACCAACAGCTTGAGGATGTGCTGATAAACTTTGACGTAGAATTACATCTGGACATAAACAAAGACGCGCGACACGGATCTAACGTCGCCCATAACGCTGCTGTTGGGTACGCCACAGGAATAACGGGGCGTCCAGTGAAGACAAAACCCGACGCGTGGGCTGCAACTCATGTTGCCGACCACGGTGTACACGGTGGCTTCGATGCCAAAGTTACGCGCACGGTGCATTGAACCACTGGTGGTTACATTTTAGAATGTAACCATCTACACTTACACGGATGGTGAACCGGACAGGTGCGCCGGAACCGATTGCTAATCGAGTTGTGCCCGTTAATAGCGGGCATGGGGATCAAGACCTCCGCCATCCGCCATGTAGTCTATTTCTTATCGCTGTACACGTGGATGGAATGCACAGACCGCATGGCGGGTATTCCTGCATAAGGCATTGTACAGACGTAGTGATCGTGTAAAATATCTCCTGTAGAAACAGCACATGGAGATATTTAATATGTTTAAACGATTCACAAAATCTTTAGTAGTGGCGCGCACTGTGTCAGCACTATCGTATCTTTCCGACAAACAATTGGATGATATTGGAATAACTCGCGCCGATATCCGTAAACACGCGGAGAAAATCAATGCTTAAAGCTTTCGCACGCTGGCGCACAGAAACAACAGTACAACGAGAGCTTTCTGCACTGACAGATCGTGAGTTGGCCGATATAGGTATTTCTCGTGGAGAAATAATCTATATTTCAAAAATGAAATAGACACCCTCACCGCTGGGACGGGCATGGTTTTCTAGGCCGGAGATGGTGAGTTCGATTCTCACTGGGGGTTCCAAAAACGCCGATATAGCTGATCTGGCTTAGCAACTGCCTTGTAAGCAGTAGAAGGGGGTTCGAGACCCTCTATCGGCACCAAAAACTTGTGTTATGCTGCGGGATGTGGTACTGTTTTTAGAACAGTATTTTTGGCCTTTATAATGGAGAAAAGCCATGACCATGCACGTAGTAAGTGACTTGACTATCGGGAACTCATCCGTAGTATCTATAAAAGAATCTGGTAAGTATTTTATTGCCGTTACTGGGGAATTTCATGGAGCCACCGCGAGTGTGTTCGTCAATATCGGAGAAACCGCCGATTGTATTGTAACGGATTCTTCTTTCACAGAAGACGGTACTAAGGTTATGTGGCTACCCACGTGCACACTATACGTCGGTGTCGCTGGCGAAGGGGCGGCAACTTCCGTAAATGCATCTATTGCGTTGTTGGAAGAAAACTATGACCGCGTTTAGTAATCCGGTATATCCGGTTGTAAGTTACCCAATATTGGCGGCTGTATTTGGTTCTGTGACAGGTGGTACACCCATAACAAACCTACCTGATTCTGTTTTAGCCCCCTTTACTACTGCTGTATGGGGGCAGTCAGAACATCAGCACATCCTTAATGAGTTTGATGATCGCTTAGACCCAGAATCACTCGTGGATCAAGATCGTGTAACATTTTGGTGGCACGACCGCACGAACAATGACGCTGCGGGAGTACAGTCCGTTACCCTGAATGACGCAACTGTTGCTACAAGCACAGTTACAGCAGCTATGGTCGCAATGGGAAACACCTTTATGCGTCAAATACCTGATCGCGACATTAAAATTGTGATGCATACACAATCAGGCACATCACCAAGTGAAATAATGGACAACAGTGCTATTCCAGAGACACCTGATGGAGAAGAGGATAACGCCCCGCGCCGTTGGCAAGACGACTGGGCGCTAAATGCAGCGGCAACGGCTGACGGACATCTAATCGACCACCCGTGGCATTCGTGGTTTGCCGCACCAGGATCTTACGCCGACGACTACGGTCAAAACATGTTTACATTTATAAAAGGCCGCGACCACGAGACAGGCGCGGAACTTGTTTATTCGGACACCGACCCCCTCGATGTGAACGGCATTCAAGTGTCGCGAACACTGCGCGATGTATATACACACGAACCTGCTTGGGTGGTTCCGTCCAGCAGCCATGTATTTATCCCAACGGACGACCTGAATAACGCAACCACGTTATCTGCGGGCGGTATAGATTTCTCGCTGCTCAACAAACAACGATCAACAGAAAGCTGGCGCACGGTTATTCGAAACGAAGCGCTGTCTGCGCATTTCTCGAATGAGGTACCACATCTTAACGGATACGCCAACGGTGAAGACCAAGGAGGCGAGTGGCGCGACCAAGCACACCCTACGGGGATAATCGATGCAGGAATTAACCGCATGGCACGCCAGATCGCGCATACGATTATGCGTGGGGCGGATGTTACCTCATGGGATGTTCCATCAATCACAGACGCAGAATGGCAAGATGACGGTTCCTATATGGAAATGTGGTCTAGTGCTGGTCCCGTAACAAGCGCACGAGCTGCTAAGGCTGGGGAGTTTCTAGCCTCACTAGGTGTGGCCCAAGTTGAAGCGATGAACGACGCCGTTAAAGACGGTCGTGTCCACACGGGGCACCGCGTAGCCAACTTTGAAAGCGCGGCTGACTGGTCCGCTCGAACAGGTATTTCACTACCCAATATTGAAGCAGATGTACATATTGAAGGTGTGGACTTCACAGGGCTGAATATTCGTATTGAGGGGGATAATACCGTCACATTTACTGATTGTCTTTTCAATCACAGTGATGGCCCTAATCTTCTCGACGTATTCAAAAACGCTACTGCTATCGCTGAGTATTGCACATTCTCGTGTGATGGGGACGGAACAGGCCCCGGTACTCTGGCGCGACGTAGATATGAAGCAGACGGCACGGGCCATTTCGCAACGATACTTTGCCGTGCAGAAGGGTATCCGAGCGATTCCATTAAGCCGACTGATAGCGATATTGCGCTGTTTAACTACTGCGACACGCCTCTAAACAGCACGGTCAACCCTATCGTTTACGTGTCTGGAACGTATGACGTTGGTGTTAAAGTAACTGCAGATAATATTCGCAATCCTTTCGTTTGGGTAAACACCGTTACGGGAAACACAGATGCACCAGACTTTAGCGCATCTACAGGAACCACCATCAATGGTTGGGAGGCAACCAACATCCATGCGGATAACATGACGCTCGTAAATGGCGCTAATGCTATCATCTTCGGTAACGTCTTAAACATGGACCCTAACCGCCGACAGTTTCCGCGCGACAATCCAAACACGAGCAATTTCGTCATCGGGCCTAACGCGAACCTATGGAGCGAAGGGGTAAACGCGCCGAACGCCATAATTGCAGGAAACCTATGCCTGCGTGATCCGGACGAAATTGGTGGTCAGCCAATGGCAGGCTTTAACGGAGCGTCGTACCTATTGAACCGCATTGAAAGCTTCTCACATGAAGGTGTCAGATATGTTCGTGACATGACTGCGGACCAATCCGCCACATTTGAGGGCAATATAGACCCAACCACTGGGCAGCCTATCGTACTGCCTACAGGCGGTGTGGACGGTGTTGTGGATCGTACTTTGCTGGAGCCTGTATTGGTTCACGGACGTACAGCTACCTCTCGCGCGCAACGCAACAGCGCAGCCGTGGTGCTTGATCATTGGACTGATGTTATGGGCGTTGAGATTGATGGTCAGCCAGCACACCGTGCGGAGATTCAGTCGAATGGTCGTGTGCGTGTCTATCCTAATTCGGGCGCGTTCACTAACACCTCGCTAATCTCATTTGCAGGTGGGGGTTCATCAGGCTTTGTGGATCACAACGCGGACGCCTTCGCGGGTTTGTGGGATGATTTCCCAATTGTGGACGTAGGTTTGGGGGATCTTGCAGGTGTTCCGTTGAGTGTTCTTCCTGACCCTGCAATTTTGGAAAGCACCATTGTGGGCGCAGCGTCGTTCAGCACGACAATTGATGGCCCTCTTTTCTACGATACAGCCAGAATTCCAGCTAACACGTTCGAGCTTACCGCGCTGTTCAGAGGCTCTGTGTCCACTGAACAAGGAGGCACAGCCCGTCTTTTAAACATTAGCGGATCGCAAATGAGTCTTGAAGCGCTGTCTAATGGTAATCTGAGATTATCGCTTCGTGATGGGGCTAACGTCAAGGTTGTAGATCTTGTGACGGCAGATCAGGGGTATACTAAAGGTGTCGTATTTGAAGTCATCATCAGTGTTGATATGGCCAACGGATACGCACGTATGTGGCTCGACGGCACACAAGTGCTTGACGCGACATTTGCAGCAACAGTAGCCCTTTCAGCCAGCCGAAATGTTAGCTTGCTAGCGTCAACTAACAGTGGGACGAATCAGACCGTGGGCACGGTGGAACGTTTGGCGGTGTGGTTTGAAGCAGCACCTGACGGAACGCTTCCATTGGGAATACCGCACAAAGATATTTCCGGCGGACCATCCACTGTCAATGCAGATACGTGGAAACTAGGGGCGGACGCAACCTAACACGCAAAACAAAAGAGTAAGCCCCGCTAAGTGGGCTTACTCTCCCCGCCAGCAATGGTTAATTTACCCAATTAATTCCTCAAACCAACCCTCCCCTCAAATACCCTGTCAGAAACAGAAACCAAATCAACCCACATATGTTGACTTGTGCTTAGCAATTCTGTTAAGGTGAAAACATGAATGCACAAGTACCCAACCCCGAAGCTAGATCAATTCTATCTATACCATTCCGCGCAGCCCTTTCAGTGCACCCAGATTACACATACTGGGCACCGCACTGGGAGACAATTCGTGACGCGGAAATAGGTGAAGTTGAAGTAAAGCGCAAGGCAGATAAGTACCTTCCTAAGCTGTCTAGTCAAGACGCCAGCGAATATCAATCATACCTGCGCCGAGCCGTGTTTTTCAACATGACCTCACGCACGCTTAACTCTTTATATGGGACTGTGTTCCGCCGCGCCCCTAAAGTTTCAGGGCTACAGGCGAAAACGCTGGAAGCAGCAAAATCCATAACCAAAGATGGTACAAGCCTTCATTTGATGGCAAAAACTACTGTTAAAGAAGTTCTAGCCGTTGGACGCTATGGTCTGATGGTCGACGCCGAGCAGGACGGGCGTGGAGGAGCACACGTGGCGTGCTACACCGCAGAGAACATCATCGATTGGGATATGGCAGAAGTTGGAGGCAAGTGGCAACTTGTGCGTGTTGTGCTGCGTGAAATATTTTACGACAGAGATGAGGCGTGGGGACCGTACCAGTACAAGGCACGTTTTCGTGTACTAGTTCTAGATGAATCTACAGGCAGTCCGGTATACAAGCAATTTGTGTTTATCAATGAAATTGGAACAAATGTTCCTGACGTCGACGCGCTTGACGGTGCCACAGAAATTGTACCAAAAGTGCGCGGGGCGGAGTTGGATTATATTCCGTTTATAATCGTAGGACCGTTTACAAACCATCCTGATGTGCAAAAGCCGCCCATGCTCGATATTGTAACATTAAATTATTCTCACTATCTATCTTACGCGGACATGGAATCCGCACGTTTTTTGACGGCGTCACCTGTTTACAAGGTCAATCTAACGAACGCAGATTCTGCACCAGATTTTAAAGTTGGACCCAATGTTGTGTGGCAATTTGGTCCGGGCGAAGATGGGGGAATTATCGAGTTCACGGGACACGGTTTACGCTTCTTAGAAAATGCCATGAAAGACAAAGAGGCACAAATTTCTGCCATTGGTGGACGCCTGATGCCAGGCGCATCGAGAGGTGCGGCGGAGAGCGATAACGCATTAGCGCTGAAAGAGCAGAACGAACAAACGATGTTACTGAATCTCGCTGATACTGTCGATGAAGCCACTACAAAAATACTCCGTTGGTGGGCTGACTGGAACAACGTTAGTAAGGATGCTGTAGAGAAAATTGTTTTTGAAATAAATAGAGATTTCTTGATCAGTGATGGAGGCGCACGCGAGTTTCGCGCAATTCAACAAATGTACGAAGCTGGTATCATCCCAGTCGATGTTGTGTATTCGTACCTGCGTAAGAATGACGTAATTCCGGAATGGATGTCCGAGGAAGAATTTGCTAGCAGATTGAACGATAGTAAGCAGTTCCCCAATATGGTCGACGTACTTGCGCGTATGAAGAATTTCCCCGATGCGAATGCTTTTCATGAATTTGAAATGCAGAAAAAAATGATGAACAACGCTGAAACAGTCGCGCCAGGACCAAACGATCCCGATAATCCGCCAGTACAGCCTGAACAGGTTAGAGGCGGGCGCGCATCAGAATCCTCTGGAAATGCAAAAATACAATAATACACGTAAAGGCTCGGATACTGTTACGCAGAATCTGGTGAAGGAAACTAATGACTAAAAAAATTGTAGGGGTAAATCCTGAGTATGCCGACCACGACGAAATTGATTACGACGTCGAAGATTTAATTGCTGAATTTGAGCATGGCGTTGTAACATTTGATGAATTGAAGTGCATAGTGGGAACTGAGACCGCGCGCTCAGTCCAAAATCGCGTCCATGGGGAGGGGGATCCAAGTGACCCTGAAACGTATTTCGATGACCCTTCCGCGTATTAACTCTAAAAAGTACCAGCCTGACCCTTTTATGCACTTTTCTTGACTTTTAACGTGTAGTCAGGTAGAAATATCCTCACAGCCTTATGTGCGAAATTGTACAGCAATCAGCACATGGCTGCATCTACTACTGGAGACACCCATGTCTCCACCCGTCGCGGAGCGATGGTCCAAACAAACACAAGGGTCCATCGCGGGGCGGTGGGAAAAATAAATGGCAACAACTATTCCATTCGCACAACTGTCTGATATTCCGGAGGGACTCCGTGAACACGCAGTTGAGACAGACGGCACTTACACTGTTAGTGTAGAATTCTCAGGACGAGTAAAAGAGTTTCGAGACAACAATGTTGAAGTTTCCAAAGAACGTGACGGACTAAAATCTGTGTTATCTCAATACGAGCAAGCCACTGGTGTTACCATGGAAGCGCTCGAAGAAGGTAAACTTGATGACTTTGTGTCGACGTTTACGACACTAAAAGATACCAAGCAGCGTGTAGACGACGGAAAACTTGTCGAGGAGACTTCACTAGAAGAAGCGTCCGCATCCCGCGTTTCTGAGGTACACAACTCGTATCGAGGACAGCTAGCAGACAGTGCTAAAGAACGTGACGCGCATAAAGCCCGTGCAGATGCTGCGGAAAAACGCGCGAATTCCATGGTACTGGAAAATGCAGTACGTATCGCGGCAGGAGATGTCGATGTTGGAATGCTGGAAAACGCCGTCCAGATGATTTTACCGCAGGCGCACGGAATATTCCGTGTTGACGATAAAGGTGGAATTACACCGAAAGACGCGGACGGAACAGTGATTTACGGGGGCGATGGAATGTCGCCAATGTCGATTAAAGAATGGTTGCTAAAGCAGCGTGAGACGAACGACTTCTTATTCAAAGGAGCTACTGGCGGAGGGGCACACGGCTCCAACAACAACGACAGTGGTAAAATGACTTTTGATCAGATGCAGAAGGCCAACATTCGTCCCGAAGAGCGTATGCGCCTAGCGCGCGCAGGCAAATAAATTTTTCCCGTGGAGGGCGTTACAGCGCCCTTCACTCCCACACTAATTACTAATTTCACACCACGGGGTGGTACTGAGATTTCACGAAATACCTTCGACACAACTTGGGCTAGTCGAAGGGTATTAACAACAGGCTCGGGGAGCCTGCTTCCACAGCCCGAAGTAACCCTACTTGGATAGCAAGCAACCTGAACTTAGGAGATTAAAGTGCTTACTCTTTTTGAAGCTGCAAAGCTTAATTCCGGTGACGTCGTACGTGCGACAATCATCGAGCACTTCGCCCGTTCGTCTGAACTATTGCGCGCAGCGCAATTTATCGACGTACAAGGCGGAGCATATGTCTACAACATGGAAGGCCAACTTGGCGCTTCTGCGTTCCGTGGTGTTGGTCAAGGATACACGCCTAGCGCTGGTATTGTCAACCCAGAAACCGAGCGCTTGCGCATCATCGGTGGAGAATTGGACGTAGACTTAGCAACACTGAAAATTCATGGCGAAAATGTTCGTTCTCAGTACGAACTCATGAAGGTTAAATCAATCTCACTCGCCATCGGCGCTGCGATGATTAACGGTAACTCTGTAAACAACCCACTAGAATTTGACGGCCTACGTCAGCGTATTGGTGGATCACAGTTGATTGAAGCGGGCGCTACAGACGGTGGAGATCCTCTTTCCATCCAAAAACTGTACGAACTAATCGATGCTGTCGATAATCCAACTCACCTGATCATGTCGAAAAAAATGCGCGCACTTCTTTCCGGCGCAGCGCACGACATCAACGTGGGGGGCTTCATCAGTTATACCGACGACGAATTTGGCCGCAAGGTTATGATGTTCGACGGCCTACCGATTTTGATCACAGACTACGACAACTTCGGCAACCAGATCATCGACTTCAATGAAGTTGGCGGAACTGGATCGACAGCTACTGCCACGTCAGTATATGCCGCAAGCATGGGTCCTGGCGGCGTCATCGGACTGCAAAACGGTACGATGGAAGTTCGCGATCTCGGTGAATTGCAGACACAGCCAGTTATGCGTACGCGCGTCGAGTGGCTTGTCGGTATGGCAGTGGAAGGACAGCGTTCTGCTGGACGTCTACGCGGTATCAGCAACGCAGCCGTAACAAAGTAAAAGTGTTCTGAGGGGCTTAGGTCCCTCACCATACCCCCTCAGAAATCTTAGGAGAAAACTGAAAATGGCACGTTCCAACGTAAACTACCTGTTTGACGCAAGCACCGCGTTTGTACAAGCAGGAACTGGGCAAACAATCACTGCATCTGAAAATCTCGCGTCTCGTGTGAATTTGGATAAGATGGTTAACGCCCGTGCAGACGGCGAGCTGCGCAACAAACTAGGCGCAGAAGGCTACGCAATCGTAATCGCGATTTCGGCAGCGAAAGCAAGTGCTGGTGATGAATCATACAGCTTTGTTGTACAAGCAACTGACGCAGCAGGCGGAAACGCTGCTGACGTAGGTAGCTTGACAATTCCAGCCACAGCAGCAGCCGCTGGACAGTGGGTTGTACACGTAGATGCTGACACTGTTGAGCGTCTCGGCGCTCCAAATAATGTGCAGTTAAATGTTGCAGCCAATGTATCCGGCACGTCACCTTCCGTAACGGTAGCTGCAGCATGGCTGGCGTACAACCGCGTAAACGGTTAAACAAATACAGAGAGGGCGCAAAACGCGCCCTCTTAACTCCTCATATACCCTCTAGCCGAAGGACCCGACATAATGGCCCAACTTGAATTCACCCCCGCAAACCCAAATGACGTTGTAGAAGTACACTCACCAGAAGGTGAAATTGTTAAGTGCTCCATAGCCAACGCCAGTGATCTTGTTCGTCTAAACGGATATTTCTGGAAAGCCGAAGAAGCCGTTGCAGTTGCTGCAGCCAAGGCATCCGAAGCAGAAGAAAAAGCAGCCAAGGCTACCGAAGAAAAAGCAGCCAAGGCTACCGAAGCAGGTGCAGAAGCA